ACCATGGGACGCCATGCAGGTGTGGATGAGCCCGTCCGAGTTCCAAGGCTTCCTGCGCGGCAATGCGCTGAAGTACCTCGCTCGGTGTAATGACAAGGGCGGGAGGCAGGATGTGGAGAAGGCGCAGCACTACATCGAGAAGCTACTTGAAGTGATGAGATCGGCATGACTCTCTCCTACTCCGCCTTAAAGCAATACGAGACCTGCCCGCGCCAGTACCACGAGGTGCGGGTCTTGAAGCTCCACCCGAAGCAGGAGACGGAGGCGACCCGTTGGGGAGCGGCTGTTCACGAGGCCGCAGAGTTCTATGTCCGAGACGGGAAGGAGTTCGAGTTCGATTTCCCCGGCCAGGATATGGTGAAGGCGCTGGCGGCGCTGCAAGGCGACAAGTACTGCGAGCTCGAGATGGCGGTGAACGATCGGTTGGAACCCGTCGAATTTTCTGACCCGACCGCGGTGCTTCGAGGTATCGCCGACTTCGCCCTGATCAAGGGCGCTCGGGCACGAGTAGCCGACTATAAAACTGGCGGAGCGAAATATCCCGATGTTGCGCAGCTGGAGCTGATGTCGCTCATGCTCTTTACCCGATTCCCCGAGGTAGAAACAAGCCATGGAGCGCTTCTGTTTCTTGCGCATGATACAATGGTGCAGAAGATCACGAAGAAGTCGGAAGCAGAGCGGCTGTGGTCTGTGTGGTTCGGCAAGGTAGAGCGGATCGAGCAAGCGCATCGCACCGGCGTATGGAACGCGAAGCCTTCAGGGTTGTGCAATGGCTGGTGTCCTTGCACCCGGTGCGAGCATTGGAAGGAGCGGAGATGACTACATACGAGCATAAGAGCTACGGCAGAACAGTGCTGACGATTCCTAATCGAGCGGGTAAGACTGTGATGACGAGGATGCGGCGCACGCTAGATGAGATTCTCGCAGAGTGTCTGCGTCTCAGAAATCCCAATCCGCATCCAAACACGTTGGAGCCTCCGAAAAAGTTGTTGGTGCATCCAGAATACAAGAAGCAGGCACTCGAGATTCTGCGCCGGCAAACGAAGATTCCAGAGAAACGGATTCGTGAAGTCGCTCGAGCCTACTTCGGTTGGGAACTGATGAACGGAGCGGACTTGGAAACGCTTAAACTTGATCCATACTGGAAGTACATGGCATGAGCGACTTTGGTCTAGCACCTATAAAGCGGGAAGGGTATAAGGTTTCATATGACCCCGTGCAGACTAATCCATATCTGCATCCGAGGAGCTGCGGCTATGTGAAGTTGCATGACAGGATGGAACATGCCCGCGCTTACTTCGGTTGGGAGTTGATGAACGGAACGGATATCGAGAAGTTGAAACGTGACCCGTACTGGAAATACATGGAGGACTGATGGACCCGAAACCTGTCGACATCGATCAGTTGCCATACTACACTCCTGGGTTAGAAGCGCTTGGAGAGCGCGGCGTGGACATAGAGGATGTGCTGACTACTTCGCTTGATCTATACTCGGTTAAACCAACAATGATGTATGTGACCCCTACGATGTACACCGCCGCGCAGCGCCTCATGAATCCCTATCCGCCTCCGAAAAATTGCGGTTGTGTGAAGCAAGATCTGATCGAAGCCGCGCGGAAGTATTTTGGTTGGGCAATAATGAACGGCGCAGATTTGGAAGCATTGAAACAGGACGCCTATTGGCGTTATATGGAGGACTGACATGCCAAGGAAAAAGAACATCCCTGCCGGTTCAAAATACTGGCGCGAAAAGTGGGCCTACCAGAAAGCCACCGGTGAAGCCGAGGAAGACAAGAAGCGCAAGAAGGCCCGGTACGAGTATGACAAGGCGGGCATAGACCGCAAGGGTAAGGATATTGACCATAAAAAGCCGCTCCGCAGCGGCGGGGCAGTCGGCCGGAGTAACCTCCGGTTACGGGACCCGAGCAAGAATCAAGCGGACAACGGGCACAAGCCCGGAGAAAAAGCCGGGAAGAAGTTTAGAGGTTAGTTTTACCACCCCCGGCTACGCCGGGGGTGAGCGTAACAACAGGAGGTTAAAATCGAAATAGTCAACGGAAAGGCGCTCCGCGTTCGCGTTCGCTCGCCTGAACGATTTACATCAGTGCTCCCAAAGAGCCACTACGAAGGCGAAGTCGCGCCTGGCATTCACGAGGTTTTGGTGCATTGGGGCTACGAAGAAGCCCTGGTCCTCAAGAACATGGGAATCAAAGGGGTCCCATCGCCGATCAACAAGAACTATAACTGGCCGGGGATGTACACGCCGATGGCGCACCAGCGGGAGACCGCTGAGTTCCTGACGCTACATAAGCGGGCGTTCTGTTTCGACGAGCAAGGGCTAGGCAAGACCGCGGCGGCTTCGTGGGCGGCAGATTATCTTATGACTTTAGGGCGAGTAAAACGAGTCCTGATTATCTGCCCAGTGTCCATCATGCAGGCTGCGTGGCAGCAGGATCTATTCAAGGTGCTCATGCACAGGACGGTGGGTATCGCCCACGGAACGAAGGACAAGCGCACTGCCGTAATCAACTCCGGCTGTGAGTTCTGCATTATCAACTACGACGGAGTTTTGGTCGTTGAAGAAGAGCTGCGTGCGGCAAAGTTCGACCTGATCATCATGGACGAAGGGTCCTATGTGAAATCAGCCGCGGCGAAACGAAGCAAAGCGATCAAGCGGCTGATCGAGTCAGACACCCGAGTATGGCTGATGACCGGTACGCCGGCGGCGCAGAGCCCCGAGGACGCTTACGGTTTGGCCAAGCTAGTTTCTCCTGAGCGGGTGCCGAAGTTCTTCGGTTCGTGGCGCGACATGGTGATGCAGAAGATCAGCATGTACAAATGGATTCCGCGGGCAAGGGCGAAAGACATCGTGCACACGGCGTTGCAGCCAGCAATACGGCATACAAAAGAGGAGTGCCTCGACCTGCCCGAGATGGTTGTGATCGACCGGAACATACCGCTGACCGCACAGCAAACGAAGTATTACAAGGCGCTCAAGGAACAGATGCTGGCGCGGGCGGCGGGGGAAGAGATCACAGCAGTCAATGCTGCGGCAATGCTGAATAAGCTCTTGCAGCTATCGTGCGGCGCGGTGTACCACGATGCCGGGGGCGTAATCGAGTTCGATGTAAAACCACGTCTCGACGCCTTGGACGACATCATCCAGGAGAGTACCGACAAGGTCATCATCTTCGCGCCGTTCAAGCATACGATCGAGCTGCTGGAGAAAGACCTGGCGGCCAGAGGCTATACCACTGCCGTCATCGACGGAGATGTCGCGCCGACTAAGCGCGGGGTTATTTTCTCAGCCTTCCAATACCAGGAAGACCCGAAGGTGATCATCATCCAGCCGCAGGCGGCGGCTCATGGGGTGACGTTGACACGTGCGAGTACCGTGGTGTGGTTCGGGCCTACGACAAGTCTGGAGATCTACCTGCAGGCCAATGCCCGCGCGCACCGCAACGGGCAGAAGAACAAGGTTGTCGTGTTCCACCTGCAAGGCAGTCCGGCCGAGGCGAAGTTGTACAAGGCCCTGAGTGTCAGGGGTGCGGCGCATGTGGAGCTGCTTGATCTTTACAAGGAGGTGATGGAAATATGAAAATCTACATCGTAGTTGGTAGCACTGGGGAATACAGCGAGCGCCGCGAGTGGAATGTCTGCGCTTACAAGGATGAAGATAAAGCAGCAACTAGAATCGAAGAGCTGAAGGCGCTGATGAAGACGCTCGGGGCAATCACAGGCACATCGCGAGAGGCATATAGAGCACGGACAAAAAGCGGGCGACGCTATACGCAAGCATGAACGCGGCGATCCGGGTTTCGCCTGCGACTACACAGGAACTGAATACGGATATGAAGAAGTTGAGTTGTTAGACTAGCTTGACAAAAGGATGTAGTAGCTTTACAATAGAGGCTCGATAAATCGAAACCCAACAGCGCAGCGCCCCGGCAGGAGCAGGGTCTAGTGTGGTACGGACTGTGCGGTGCTTAACGAAAAGATCAGGTCGCGAGCCTGATGGAAGTAGAGCGGGCTGTGCAAACGGAGTAGCGGGAGGGGGTCGCGCCCTGATGTGTCTACACCGGCCGGGGCGCTGCGCTGTTGGGTTTCATTAGAAAGGAGTGGAATGCCGGACGTACTTACAGCAGTAACCGCAGGCAAGCTCGCCGAGACATACCTGAAGATCAGGGACAAGCGGGCGGAACTGAAAAAAGCCTTCGAAGAGGAGGACAAGAAGCTCGAAGACGCGATGGATACCCTGTCCGCCGAGATGCTGGAGAAGTGCAAGGAAGAGGAAGCCGGTAGTATTCGCACCCCATTCGGCACGATCATCCGATCGGTACGCCGCCGGTTCTGGGCAGCAGACTGGGATGAGCTGAACAAGTTCATTCTCGAAAACAAGGCGATCGAGCTGCTCGAGAAACGCGTGCACCAGACCAACATGGCTACCTGGATGGAGGAACATCCCGATGCAACACCGCCGGGACTGAACGTGGATAGCAAGTATGTCTGCAGTGTGAGGAAGAAATAACCGGCCGGCTGTGCCGGCGCGAGCCGAAGTAAACAACCGCCCGAAAGGGCATAACCAAGGAGAAGTGAAGATGGCAACACAAGTGAAAGTCCCGAAGGAAGTGATGGACGTGGTGTACGAGTGGGAAGCCCTGAAGGAGCTGGCCGCAGCCAGTGGGTTCATCAAGGCGATCTACTACCGCTCCAAGGCGCAGAAGGCCCACGCGCTGATCCATCGTGCGATGCACGCTGCCCACCCGGCAACCAAGCAAGGCAAGTGGTCGCTGAACATCGCCGAGGGCATCATGGTGAAGCATGAGGACGCAGCGGCGGTCAAAAAGCCGCGTAAACCTCGCACGCCGAAACAATCCGCAACACAACAAGGAGACGCAGCATGAGCAATGAAATGAAGCGAGAACAGATAGCAAGAGTCTGCCACGAGGTGAATCGTGCCTACTGCCAAGCACTCGGAGATACTAGCCAGCCGACATGGGAAGAAGCACCGGAGTGGCAGCGCAGCAGCGCTCGCATGGGAGTTGACCTGCACACCATGGGCGACTTCGGCCCGGAAGCATCACACATAAGCTGGATGAAACAAAAAGTCGAGGACGGATGGACGTACGGTGAGGTAAAAGACGCCGAAGCAAAGACGCATCCATGCATCGTTCCTTTCGGCCAATTGCCGAAAGAGCAGCAGGCCAAGGACTATATTTTCCGTGCAGTTGTGCACGCTTTGAGAGGAGACGCAGCATGAGCAATGAAATGACACTTTTCGGGGGCGCAGCCCTTCCTTCCTACCTGCAAGGCGCAGAACTGGATGCAACAACAAAGGCCCTGGCCGGTTCCGGCGGTGGCGGACGCCGTATCAGTATCAAGGGCGGTATCTTCCGCATGGTCGTGGATGGCAAGCAGGTGGCCGAGAACGAAGATCGCGCCATGAATGTCGTGGTGGTCGCAGCTGCACCTCATATCAACCGCCAGTGGCACGAGAAGGCATACGTCGAGGGCGGCGAGGCTACCGCAGCTGATTGTATGTCCGAAGATGGCAAGACGCCATCCAAGGATTCGGCGAAGCCGCAGAGCACTTCCTGCGACACCTGCCCGCAAAACATCGCCGGCTCCGGTCAGGGTGATTCCCGCGCATGCCGTTACCAGCAACGCCTCGCCGTTGTCCTGGAAGGTGAAATGGACGGCCCGGTGTACCAGCTCCCGCTGCCCGCAGCATCCCTGTTCGGCAAAGGCGAAGCTAACGGCAAGAAGCTCCCGCTGCAAGCCTACGCTCGCCTGCTGGCCCAGAACGGTGTGCCGATCACGGCGGTTGTCACCGAGATGCGTTTCGATACGGCGGTCTCTACGCCGAAGCTGACGTTCTCTCCTGTGCGCCCGTTGACTCAGGCCGAGTTCGAGACGATCAAGGAGCAAGGCGCCAGCAGCGATGCGCAGCAAGCGATCAAGCTGACGGTATTCAAACAGGACGGCGGCAAGCCCGCGGCGAAGGTCGAGACCAAGCCCGCAGCGCCGGTGACGGAAGATGGCTCTCCGGCCGAAGCCGAGCCAGCCGAACCGAAGGTCGCATCGAAGGCCAAGCCGGCGGCACCCGCGGGTAAGCGCCCAGTCAGCGAAGTCATCGCGGCGTGGGATGAGTAATTAACCACGGCCCCCGAAAGGGGGCCTCAGAGGCAATCATGACCTGTAAGTATTCCAAACGTGTCTACAACGCTGTAGCCAAGGCTGACCAGAATCTGCTGGGCGTGCGCCTCGGCGCTGCCTGTATCGATGCCCAGATCCCTGCACAAGTCGTGGCCAAGTGGTTCGGCATCAGCCGCCAAGGCGTCTACTACTGGTTCAAGGGCGTCTACGATGTGGATGAGAGGCATCGAGAAAAAGCGAACAGCATTATCGGGACGCTGTTGCGGGCTCTTGACGACCGGGCTTTGCCGGCGAAAGATCTGGAGACAGCAATGGCGATCGTGAAACAATATCGGGAGAAAAAATGAAAACCAAAACTTTACTCATGCTCGCAATTTACATCCTCCCATTTATCCTCGGGGCTATCACCCACTTCTTCGATGTTTGGATTTACATCCCGTCGTTGATCATAGGCGTGTTGTACTGGGTGGGGTGCTGTATTGAAGTCGTGAAAGCGGAGAAGACAAAATGAGAATTTTCCACACAAAGTACGCCAGTATGCCACTGAAAACATTCCTCGGCTTTGCGAATCAAAACATTGATTCACTGACAGAAGTTGGCCGAGAGATGCTGTACCGCCTCGAAGAGATTCACGAAGAACTTGAGTCCGGCGCATTGGTATGCGAGGACGGCTCGACCAAGACGTATTGACCCTGCCATGAGGCAGGGGTAGACTTTTAAGACGCTGGGCTGAACCAGCGCCCCATCGAACGCTCAAGGTCAATGACAATGAAACCATTTGAGTTTCTCAGGGTGATCCTTCCAACGGAGGGGCACTATGCGGTTGTAGGAATCAAGAACAAGAAGGTGAAGCAGAAGCTGATCAACAGCCTGAGCGAGATGGCCCCGCTGGTGCGCGGCGCCCTGGCCAATGACGAGGACATCTACTTCGGCTGCTCGTCGTACGCTACCCCGGATGGTAGGACCAAGGCCAACGTCTTGCATGTTCAGTCTTTCTGGTTGGATCTTGATTGCAACTGGATTGACCCGATCACGAAGAATGTGATTTATCCAACGCAACAGGACGGCTTCACCGCGCTCCGCGCGCTGTGCAAGAGCAAGGGGCTACCCAAGCCGTTCGTCGTGAACTCAGGCCGCGGCCTGCATGTGTACTGGCCGCTGACAGCCCCGCTACTGGTCGACGTGTGGTTGCTGTATTCAAAGCGGTTAGTCGAACTCTGCGCCGCCGCTGGGTTGAAGATCAAGGACCCTGGCTGCAGCACCGACCCCGCGCGCATCCTGCGCATACCCGGCACGCTGAACTTCAAGAATCCCGAAGAGCCGCTGGAAGTCGGTATCATCTGCGAAGGCACCCCGACCGATTGGCCAGTATTGAAAGACATCATCGAGACCGCATGCGGCGAGCACGGCATCAACGGCTTCCACCCGCATCCGGAAGTACCTCAAAAAAAGTACGCACCGCGCCAGCTCGACCCGCTTACAGCGGCTTTGGCCGGCAATATCGTTGCCAAGTTCAGAACCATCGCCCGGCTAAGTCTAGCTGGCGCAGGCTGTAACCAGATCCGTTACGCCCTGGAGCACCCAGCCGATGTGAGTGAGCCCTTGTGGCGCTGCGTCCTGTCCGTTGCTCAGGTCTGCGAAGACCGCGATATGGCGATTCACAAGGTATCCGAAGGCCATCCGGAGTATTCCCACGAGGCGACGGAGCGCAAGGCTAACGAGACCCACGGCCCATGCCGGTGCGAGACATTTGAGAAGGCAGGCCCTGAACTATGCGAGGGATGCCCCCTGAAGGGTAAGATGGCTGGCCCAATCGCGCTCGGGCGCGAGCTGGCAAAACCGAAAACCCCACCCGCCCCGGCGCCGGTGGAACCGTCACCCGTACTGACAATCAGAAACATCAACATCCCGGATCTTCCTTTCCCGTATTCGCGGGGGGAGCATGGGGGCATCTACCTGCCCGCACCACCAAGACTGGAAGGCCAGCCACCGGAGGGTCCGCAGCTCGTGTACGAGCATGAGCTCGACGTCGTCCGTCGCATCAAGGACCCCGAGAAGGGTGAAGTCATCATCGTGCAACACAAACGGCCGAAGGACGGGATCGAGGAGATCGTGATACCGCTGGCCGATGCGCAGTCGATCGAGCGCATGAAGGACAAGCTGGGCTTCCATGGTGTAGCTGCCGGCAAGGAGCAGATGAACAAGATCGCGAACTACATGGTTCGCGCTGTGAAGAACATGCAGCAGCAGACTTCCGCCGAGCCTGCGCACTGTCAGATGGGATGGACCGCCGATCGCAAGGGGATAGTCTGGGGCCGCACAATGTTCACTAAGGAAGGACGCGTGTACTGCCCGCCGGCGGGCAAGTCGACGACGGTAGCCAATATGATGACCAACTCCGGGTCATTCGAAGTCTGGGAGTCCATCGCATCGCGCTACGCCGAGCCAGGATTCGAGCTGTACGCTTGCTGTGTGCTCATGGCCTTTGGCTCGATGCTGAATCACTACACCTACGAAGATCCGGTCTGGGTGCATATGGTCAGCTCCGAGTCAGGCACTGGTAAAACGACTTTGACCAACGTGATCAACAGTATCTGGGGCGACCCGTTTGCGATGAAGCTGACCGTGATGGACACAGTTAATGCGCTGGAAAAGCGCCGGGTGATCTTCAACAGCATGGCCATCTGCCAGGATGAGATCACGAACCTGGCCCCGGAGAAGTTGAGCCAGCTGGCCTACGCGCAATCCCAAGGACGCGAGAAGCTGCGGCTGACCAGCGGCGCGCAGGAGATCAATAACACCGAACGAAGGAACAACACGTTCTTCACCAACGGCAACCGGCATATCAGTGATGTACTGGGCGCGTTCAAGACCAACGCCGCTGGCGAGTACGCCCGCCTTGTCGAGATCCCCTTTGCCCCGTTGAAGAATGTGGTGAGTGGTGACGATCACTTCGGCAAGATCCTGAAGAACTACGGCCATGCAGGTCCTATCTTCGCGAAATGGTTGGTCGAACACGAGACCGAATTGGAAGGCCGCGTAGCCGCCGAGCGCCGGAAGTTTGAGCGAGAGTTCAATAGTGTGAGTAGCGAGCGCAACTGGGTTGGTCTGACTGCAACGGGCTTCGCTGCGGGGCGCATCCTGCAGAATGAACTGGGCCTCCTGAAGGCGTACAACCTCGACCGGCTGTACAAGGTCTGGTTGAAGCACATGCTGCGCATCCGCAGCGTGACCCAAGAGAGCATCGTCTCGCATGAGCACGTCCTGGGCGATTTTATAAATGAGAACTATTCCAACATCCTGATACCGGACGCCCACCCAGTGACGGAGGACGCGACGACGGCGAACCTGTTCGGGCGCAAGACTGAGCGGGAGTCGAGAAACAAGCTGGTTATCCGCTGGGAGAAGGACACGCGCATGCTGTTCATCGCGCAGAGCGAACTGAAGGCATACTGCATCAAGCGCTCACATTCGTTCGTGGACATGCTGGCCTACTACAACGGCAATCAGCAGTTTGCAGGGATGACAACAAAACGTCTAGGCGCAGGGACAAGCGTCATGACCAGCCCGGTGAAGTGCTTGGCGTTCCATGTGACGGACGAGCTGGGGACGATGCTGGAAGAAGGAGGTTCTGATGCCAGTGACCCAGCCAGCGTCGATTAGTTATCCCATCGGGTTGCTCGATGTCGGAGACTCGTTCTTCATCCCGGCGCTTACGGCGCAGGAACATATCGGCAAGTTGCGTAGGATGGCCGAGGCCCTCGAGATCGAGATCGACTACCGGATGGGGATAGACACGACGACGGGGCTGTATGGGATCAGGGTATTCAGGACCAGGTAGGGCGTTAACCCATCGTAAACTCCGCCTGCGCCCGGCGCTCGCGTAGCGCCGCGTTGCGGGGTACGCTGATCAGCGTCGACAATGGCTGCATGTTCAGCTCCCGCGGGGGTTGTTTGAAGTGCTCCCGCTCTGCGGCTTTGCTCTTCTGCAGCTCCATCCATTTCTGGTGGAGCTCGGCCATGGCTTCACGATCGCCGGCCTTGGAGGCGCGCAGGTACACCTGCTCGATCTCGCGGGTGCGGTCGGCATAGTACTTCTTGATCTGGTACTGCACCTGGGCGTTGCGGGTGATCTCCTTGATCTGGGTAGGCGGCAGACCCATGGCTTGCAGCACCGTGGCGTAGGTCGAGATATCCTCGGGCTTTACCAGCACATCGCCGTTCTTCATCGTGAAGCCTTCATTGGCCATACGGAACGCCTGCATGGCGGACTCCAGCCCCTTCGGCATGAACTTCTCGGCGCCTTTATACATATCGCCCTGCTGAATAAGACCAATGCCGGAGGCAAAACGCCCTGCTTGGGATAGCGCCGGGCCGCCGGCGATGCCACCGATTGTGGCTGCCATGCCTTTCGCACTTGAAAGATCGACCGTTGTATATGGCGCAATGCTGAAGACGTTGCTGTCGCTCAGTTTGGCAGACATGTCCAAGCCGGCCAGCGACATCGGTCCATGGGTCAGGAGGTCGGCCAGGTCCTTGCTACCGATCTGCTCGCGCACCTTCGTCTCCAAGTCGTCCGGGCTGTCACTCAGCATGTTGTATGCGAGCGAGGCGAGGTTCATCAGGGGCAGGCCGAGCAGGCCACTAGCTACTGCGGTGTGGAACAGTTTGAAACTCAACATGCGCTGGCCGATTGCGCGCTCTTCCGGAGTAGCCCCCTTGAACGCTGCGTGCGCCGCCTTGGCGTAGAACGCCATCATCATGAACTGATACTTGCGATACTGCACTACAACCTTCGGCAGCTTCTTCAGGATCAATGGCGCACCGGTGCGCGAGAAGTCGCCTTGTGTCGTCTGCAGGACGTCAGTCACGTAGCGCTGGGCTTCGGCCACGCTGCGCCCGTTGGCGCGGGCCATATTGTAGGCAGCCACGCTGGATGATACTCGGTTCCATTGCTCAACTGCACGAGCAACCTGCCTCAGTTTATGCAGCGCACGGCTCGCCACGGCGCTTGTTCCGTCGATGGCCTTATGCCCGGTGCGGAAGCGGTCGAAGTGCCCCAAGTCTTCCTCGATACCAACATCCAGCAGTCCTTGGTTGGCGGCCTTCTCCAGCGCTTCGCAGAGCGCAGGGTCCTTGACCTTGGAGAGATCCGTGTTCATACCTTTGGTTATGCTGTGCATGACCCTGTAGCCGTCCATCGCGTGGCGCCATGCCTCGCCGTACTTGCCCGAGCCGAAGTCGGCCGCCAGTTTGGGGATCGTGACCATGGCAACCTGCGAGAAGTTGGCCAAGTGGTAGCCAAGGCTGGTAGAGAGCTGCCAAGCCGACGTCGCCGCCACAATGCCATCCTGCACCGGCGTTGGTTCGTACTTCAGGTTCTCGGCATAATGCTCGGCCAGCAAGTTGAAGTCGTCTTGGTTCACACGCTTCTTGGTCTCCGGGTCCTTGATCTCGTTCTTCATGCGGTAGAACGCCTCGTTGATGTCCGGACCATGCTCGAGATTCGAGATGTACGCTGCCTGCGCACGGGAGTCAGCCAGCATGGACTTGATCATATCCTTGTCATAGCCCGCGATGCCTTTGCGCTGCTGCGCAGCGTGCCGGGCGTTATGTTGGTCCACTGCCGACATGTACATCGCTTTGACCGTATCTTCCATCGCCTTGCGGGCTTCCGGAGGCATCTCGGTATTGACCTTGACGGCGGCCAGCACACGCTGCAGGACACGGTGGCTCATCGTGTATTTATCCTCGATCTGCTTGGATTTGGCCGCTGCATCGGTGAAGGCGTATTTGCTCTCATTCTCCTTGGCAAACTGCTGGGCCTGGCCAAGCGTATCGAACATCGCCACCTGGAAGTTGCCCTCGTCCGCCTTGAGAGTCTCGACCCGATCTTGATTCGCCTTGGAGGGGTCACCCTCGACAGCTTTCTCTGCATCGAGCAGTTTCTGCGACTTCAGGACAGTGACGAAATTGCCAAAGCGCTTCAGTGGTGCGTAGGGGCCTTCCAGCATTCCCTTCTGGGTAAACACATCATCAACGCCGAGGCGGCTGAACAGTTCCTGCTTCATGAGGCGCGTATCCTCGCCGTGTTTGAACACAGCATCGACGACTGCCTGTTCTTCTGGTGTGAGCCGATCGAACTCAGCCTTGAACGCCGGATCGATCTGCACCGTCCTTCCGAATCCTTCCGGCTGATGGCCCCACTTCTGTTGGATCGTAGAACGCCCGATGAAGTCGTTGACCTTGGTATAGCTCTTGTCGTTCAGCTTGCTGGCCATCGTCGCAACAACCTCTCCGCGACGCTCCAGCTGGAACCGGGTAGTCTGCGCAGCGATCACGCCGTCATACCAAGCCTTTGCCGAAGGCAGGCCGGTCTCCATGCGCCGAACCAGGTCATGCAGATAAGTCATGGACCCCAGCGCCCGCTTTGCGATATGCCCGGCGTCCGCGACGATTTTGTCCCCTGTAGGCCCGAGGTATTTATCCGCCATCTCACGGACCACGCCTTGCTCTGTTCTTGGCACGGCTTCTTCCACGCGTGGCGCGCGCCGGCCGCCCAACGGCCCGGATGGTGGTTCCCCTTTCTCGACGATGTCATGCGCCTGGCGCAGGATGGCGACCACATCATTTTTCGTGTAGTTCGATACTAGACCGTGCCGGCGCATGAAATCGCGGACGAAGGCGACTATCTGGTTCAACAAGCTCTGGTGCACCTTGCCGTCGATCTGCCGCTCGGCCAGCACTTCCTCGACTGCTTCCTCGAGACTCAGCCCCTTGTCCATACCACGGATCTTATCGGCGGCGGTGCGCAGGCCTTCATGAGTGTCATACATCTGGCGCAGCATGCCGTTCAGCTCTTTGCCGAACTTGGCGCGCAGGCCGTAGTGCCCGAGTGCTTCATGGAATAGAGTCGCCTTCACGTCGGCCAGGTCAGTATGCCGATCGGACACGATCACCGTATCCCCGCTGCGCTCGCGAATAAAGCCCTTGGCCTTGGTCTGCTCCACCCACGCGCGGTCTTCCGGCGCGAGTTCTGCGGTATCGAGCACCGATACTCGAGGTGCGTTGGTCCACTTGCTCGTGATGTTCTTCACCATCTGCGCAGCTTGCTCGCGGGTGTGCTCGGGTTCACCGGCTTCGCCAATACGCTTGGCCTCCGGCCCGTTCCGCGCCGCCCGGCGCTCCGCCTTGTTCTTCTCGGCAATGGTCCGGGTATGCGTCACCCACACATCCGCCAGCTGGCGCCCGGTGAATGGTTTCCCGGTTCGTGCGTTCTCAGCAACCACCTGTTGCAGATGCGCCTTGGCCTCCGGCTGCAGATCTTTGTACGGCACGCCGTACTCATCAGATTCAACGGCTCCGCTGTCCGCCCATTCGCGCTTCGCCGCGCGCTCCAAGGCTTTGCCGGCCACGCCTGTTTCTTCTGGCTTGACCTCGACCTTTGGCGCGACTTCGCGCACGGGCTCCGCGGCGGCCCGCTCCACAGGCTTCTCTTCCGCCCCACGAGCTGGCTCCTCGGCAGCCCGTTCTGTGGGCGCGGCTCTTTCGGCGGGTTCCGTGGGCGTTACTTCCGGCTTTTTCCGCGCCTGGGCTACTAGCTCTTGAATCTGCTTCTCATCTCCGGCTTTGATAGCCTCCAGCAGCTGCGCATGGAGGTCGGCTTCGGTCGGTTTAGCGGCTTCCACCGGCCTCGGCGGCTCAACAGGAGCGGCTTCGATCGGCTTCGGCGGCTCGAACTCGAGCCCGCGCTGCTCATAGAACATCGGGTCTTTCAGCGCGCGTTCAATCGCCGTGGCCCGTTCAGGATACTGCTCCGCATGAGTCGTCAATGCTTCTTTCAGCTCTGCGCGTGCCGCGGGATCGGTCATATCCCGGCCTTCAAACTGCTGACGAAGTTCACGCCCGGCTCCCTTGTTCGAAACACCAAGCCGATTGAAATACGCCCGGGTGATAGTAGGTGCAGCTACTTCTTCATTCGCCGCCTCCGGCTGCGGGCCGCGCTCCTTCAGCTGCTGAACGACTTCCTGCTGGGCCTTGATATCCTCTCTCGGAGCCTTCTGCTCCTTCAGATACTTAACGGCCGCCTGCGCCTGGGCTAGTTCGGGAAACATCGGTTTACCTTCGGGAACCCCCAGATCCATCTGGACGGTCTCGCCCTCTGGTGTAGCTTCTACCGCTGCGGCGCGTTGCGCCTGCTCCGCTTCGATTGCTTTCGCTTGTTCTTCGGCTCCTGCATATTTTCTCCCGGCTTCCTCGATTGGCTGGCGCTGCGCGCGGCGCATACCCATGGCGCCAAGAGCGCCGAATACCGGGGCTCCAGCCAAAGCCGCTCCCGCGGCTTCCTTATACCTCGCCATCGCCTCGGGGCTTGTTACATCCTCGCCGGCCTGCGCCATGCGCAGTGCCTCGGTTCCGGTCATCATCGGCACACCGATCGCCGCCATCTCACCGGTCTTGACGGCTACATTCTTGGCGGTGCTCTGAAGGGCGGCTACGGCCGCCTCCTGTGACAACTCTCCGCGCTCGACGGCGCGCGCCGTAGCCGCAAGATCCGGACCCATGGCCTTAAATGCAGCACGCGAAGCCGCACCGCCAAGAGCGCCGAAAACGGGCAGTAGAGCGGCCTGAGCCAAGGATGCAGCGATTGTTTCTGTCTGACTGAATTGTGCCGGGGCCTGACCGACGGCCGCCCGCTGGGCGTTTACTGCTTCCTGCTCCTGGATATTTCTACCCTGTTCCGCCGGCACATCAGCACCGATGAACGCCGCGCCGCGCGCGAGCGCTGCAGGAATAGCCGCACCCGGAGCCAAGAAACCCGCCGCGCCGGCGGCGGCCGTCGGGATAGCGTAACTTCCGATCGCCCCCATCAGGGGCTCAGTCGCGTAGCGTGAGACCGCCGCACCTACGCCGGGAAATACCCCCCGGCTGAACGCCTTTGTCACGTCTTCCGATGACGTCGGCCGATACGCCCCCGGCTCTTCGCTCGGCTGGGCCAGTGCTCTACCCCATTGCCCAAGCGTTTCACTGCCGGTGAAACTACCGAGGCCGCTCAGGCTTGACGCTGCGCCTTCCTTGAGTCCTGCTTTCAGGGCTTCGTACCCACCGTGTTTCTGCTGGATGCCGTAGGCTTCGGGCACCATGCGCGCGGCGCGACGATCCGCCTCCTCCGGAGGCATGTCATCTGGGATGAGAACATAACGCCCGTCGGGTAGATAGTGCGGTTTACTCATACCGGCAGTTTACCACTCAATCGTAGCGACTGGACCCGAAGCGTCGGGAGGCGGAGCCCCATGTTTTGCGACGTAGTTATCGTAGTCCTGTGCAGCGCGCGCCGAATTCGCACCGGAAGCAACCGCCTTGGCGACGTAGGCCGCCTTGGAAGCCCCACTTCGCTGCTCGGCCCCGACATTAGCCGCCTGCACCGCTGGCATCAGCGCATTGTATTCGCGAGTCGCTTGCAGATGGTAATACGAAGGGTCCTTGGCGATACCCATCTTGCGGTCTGCGTTCGCAAGATCCAAGGCCCGCCGACGAATGGCCTGCTCTCTCAAAGCGGGCTCGCGCAATGCTGCTGCCTGCAGCCCCATACCTTGCCGTGCGAGAGCGGCCTGCTGGTCCGCTCGGATATCCTGACCGCGTTCTTGTATGGCCATGAGTCCTTTAGATGTGCGTTCCTGTCTCTCCAGTCGGCCGAGGTCTCGCAGCTGGCGCTGACGTTCAGCTTCCTGCTTATCGTAGGTGGTCAAGCCTTCGGTTCCGCCGTAGGCGAGGTTGCCCAAGAAGCCATAGTGAGGTCGTTCCGATGCGCTGCGCGCCATGCCAAGACCAGCGTACATCAGGGCATTGCCTAGTGCCTGGCGCTTGTTTTCTGCCAGGTTCGCGCGCTCTTCCGCGGCGGCGGTATTCGGCCCGATGTACTTGTCCAGTTCCTCGGTGTATGCGCTCAACGGCCGCCCCGGCCGTCCGCCAGCCGTGCGCGTAGAAAAACTATACCCACCGCCAAGACTCGGTAGTCCAAGATCCCGATCAGACAGGGGCGCGAGAGGCGGCAATGGGGTTGGCCCAGCTTCTGGCTGCGGAATTTCTGGTGCCGCTGTCGGGGGGACGACGGCGGTTGGCGTAGCCTCTGGTCTTTCCGGTGTCTCCTGCCATGGGCGGGACATGTACTTGTTGTAGAGTTCCTTCGCCCCGGCGGCGAGCGGCGCGATCGATGCTTCGTAGAATACATCTCCGATGGTGTACGGATCTTTCTCAACCTCACCGCCTTTGGCGTACCGCTTCACCTTGCCACCATGCCGGAATGCAATAATGCCACCTCGGGCGAAACCCTGTTGCTGTTGCGGGGGCACCCCGCTCATAGCCTGTTGGGCTACCGTCGGGGCTTGGGGCTGCTGCGCCTGTGCCGCCTGCCGAGTGCGGTTGATTTCCGTAAGTCTTGCGATAATCACGGGGGTAAATCCCGCGTACTGCTGGTTACGCATCATCGCCTGAAGTTGCGCAGGGTCTGTGATTTGGCTGATGATCTCCGCGGTACGGCCATAGTCGCCTCTGTTCATATCAACCTCCAGTCCTTGGCGTTTGGCTCGCCTGATACGCGCCCAGCCCAGCGATACCCAATCCTGCCAGCTGCGCGGTTGTATTCGGGGGTTGTTGATACTGCAGCACGTTCGATTGCGCAGTGACAGGGGTGCCGTGAATGATACCGGCCATCCAGTTCGCTTGCTGCTTCTGGTAGTCCCTCTGATTGATGAAGTCCTGGTACGCCTGCTCCATCTGTTGCTGGGTCAATGCCTGCTGCTGTGCACCAACTCCCGCCTGCGTCGCATAGCGCTGCAAGTCCGCCTGCTGTTGCGCAGTTCCAAGCCCCCCGAGCTGCCCGGCCGCCCCCATGAGCTGCTGCTGCTGCTGATTGTATTGCTGCATGCTCTGCTGATACGCCTGATTCGCTCCTTGAGCCTGGATATCCTGCATCTGCTGCGCAAGATTGCGCTGCCGCTCGGCTTCGACAACACCTTGACGGGAACCACCAAAAGCTCCAGCTTTGGCGAACTGCGCGGCTTCACCCACGCCCTGAATATCGGATTGTCTCTGGGCTTCCCGTTTCGCGATATCTGTGACGTTCTGCTGATACGGATTCATGAACTGCTGCGCCATACCGGGATCGGTCCAGCTTTTGTTCATCACATCGAGCGTGCCCTGCGTCGCCGGGGCGAATTGCCCCGGAGTCCGCATCCCCATGATGTTCGCTTGAGTCGCCGCCTGATTCGGGTTGAACCCTGCAATACGCTGCCCGCCGTACGCTTGATAAGGCGTACCCGCAATCGCTTCCGACGCCGCTACGTTGCGCGTGACGTAAGGTTCCAGATATGGAGGGAGATTGCTGGTATTCGTCGTAGTCGAAGTGGGTCCTGAGCTGCCGCCGCCCTCTTTCGTCATGTGACGCCCCAGTTTCTGGAAGGCGCTCTCCGGCAGGAGGCCGTCGATTCTGCTCTCGTGAATGCTCATGGAAATTCCTTCCGGAAAAGTCGTTCCGCCTCGGTGTATCCAAGGTGAATCATCAGACTGCTGAAATCTTTGGAGCAGCGCACTCCGGTCGAGATCCATTTGACCCCCCGGCGCCGCATCATATCCTCCGCATACTGCAGCATCTTCATACTGGTTCGCCCCCTGTGCTCTGGAGCCAGGTAAAGCGTGTCGACGAAACCGGCGAGCACATTGCGGTGCATGTGCGGGCGGATAATGGTCACATGATAGCCAACAAGTTCCCCATCGTCCCTCGCTGTTACCACCTGCAGCAGGCCGTTGTCGTCCATCCACTCGAACTGCTTGTGGTCGATCACAATAGGGTGAATGCCCCGTGCGACCTCTTCCGCATGTGCCATCGGCAACATCAGCTCCATCGCGTCATCACGCGCCTGTCTATACGTCTCCGTTGCGAATCTGACTGTCATGCCGGCATCTTCCTTTCGGCCTTGATTTCCGGCGCCTGCTGGGTTTTTCCTGTCCGCGCCTTACGCACGCGGGAGACCATGGCGTCCAGTTTCTTCGATCCAGCATTCGAGGAGCCATTACCCAAGTGTGCCACCGCGTCGGCGGGCACAATGTACTCGCCGTCAGCGACCCGGATAGGCTCATCCGGATGATGCCCATCACCATCGATCTTTGCCGGCACAGAATCCGTCATGCCATCCCCCGCCCCGCGGATGAACATCGGGTCCATGGATTTACGCTGCGGGCGAAGATTTAAAATCCCACCTTTCGCGTAGCCTTGCATTCCGCGTCGTGCTCGGTCTGCTATTTCTTGTTGCTGTTGTAGCTGCTGCTGCTGTTTCAGCTGATCCAACTGCGTCTGTAACGCCGCCTGCTGTTGAGCTTGATAAGATGGAGCGGACCGCGCGGCTTGAAAATACCAATCCGCCTGTGTGGGGCTCGTCATTGCCGGTGCCGCCAACGCCGCCTGCTGCCGCTGCAGATCAGCTATCTGGCTTGTGTAGTCGACGGCTGGCCCCGGCGCGTAGGAAGTACCCAAATTGCCTCCGAGAGCGGCAACTTGTTGAGCGGTTATATCCCCGCCAGATGGCGCTGGGGTCATCCATGGAGTATTACCCCCCGGAATTTCCGCTGTGGCAGCTCGGGCATACCAATCTGCGGTACTTGGGCTAGCTTGCGGCTGTGTATACGTAAACGCCGCCTGTGGTGCCGGCGCGTTCGCGGCGGTGAATTCCGGGGTAGTCAGACTGCCCAATCCGTATCGCGGAGTCGTCGCAGCTGGAGCCTGCGTGGGCGCAGTTACCTGATCCATAGAATACTTCGGTGCCACCGCGCCGCCGTCAGCGTAACGCTGCACGGTATATCCTGGGTCTTGCGTGTAGTTGTACAGCTGATTCCCGCTGAAATACTGCTGTTCCGGACCGCCGTACTCCGGCACCAATCCTGTCTGCATAATCCCTGGGCGAGACACACCGGCCATGTAGACCGGGCGCTTCTGTTGTTGCACTTGCTGCGGACCAGCCACGGCCCTATACGCCCCGGCGCCCAACATGTAAGCCTGTAATGGGTTCTTGGCTACCCAGTTGACCAGCGCCGGCGATGCCGACGTGGCGGCCTGCGGGGCGTACCCTGCGGCTATCTGGCCTGTGAGCGGCGCCGCCGCCTGACCGCCGAAGTATCCTTCAGCAATCTGACCGGTAAGCGGAGTAGCGCTGGGCGCCGCCGCGACGCCTGCAACCGGCGTAGTAGCCGCCGGCAAAGTCTGTATTCCTGTAGCAGCTGGCGTCGCCGCTGCGCCGGCCCCTTGAGCCGCTGCTTGTTCACCGGCAAGACTAGCCCCTGTAGCCCCAGTAGCCGCCGGCGCCGACGGCGCACCAAGTCCGCTCGCGCCTGCAGCATAGCCACCAACACCTCCGAGAATGGTGCCTAGATATGGATTCGTGTTGTTGACTCTGGACCCGGCGTAGCCCCCCAGCGCACCGCCAATGGCACCGCCAGCTTCAGCCCCCAAGGCCGTTTGTCCGCCAGCGAAAGTACCGACGACGGCCCCTACGATCGGCAAGATCGTACCGAGAAGACTCGCCTCGGGCAATCCGGTCGTTGGGTTTGTCGTGAGACTTCCGAGACCGCTCGAGCGAGCGATCTGGTTCAGGGCAGCCAGTTCTGGCTTCGTGACGTGCAGGAGTTCAGTATCCGGGCCACGCCCCTGTGCCGCTAACGCTTTTGCGATGTGCTTCATGTCAGAATCTCCCGGTTACGCGCGATTGTAGCCAAATTCGCTTGGTTATGCTAGTGGATATGTCCCGGTAGAACGGCGTTCAGAGGAACGCTGAAGGCCCCAGCGACCTTGCCTTTATACCCTGGCGTCGTCAGGTGGTAGCTGCACCGCTGGCTGAAAGTGAGCCCATGCACGAAGGGCAATTCCCAGAAAATAATGGAGCCCACTACGACGTTGAAAGCGATATCGATGACGCCAAACACGCAAAGCGCCGGGGCCACGAGTATCTTGATACCGATCTTCAGCCTATTCCACGCCTGCAGCGCTGCGGCGTAGAAGAAAAATCCGATGAACAGGACGTAAGTCCAGAAGAAAGCCGCTATAAGAATCTTTACCATACGATGGCTCCTACCTGTTGACTTGTTGTCGCGGAACGAATCGACGCCTTCCGCGCGTCGAGAATTTGGAAATTGACCCATAGGCGGGCGGCTATCGCGTCGCCAAGTCCTTGCAGTTGTGTGAGTGTCATCGCCACATGATTGTTCGCCACATCCTTCCACCAGAACCCCGTGGGGACTGCGCCTTGTCTCGTGTAAATTGCAAGCGCCTGGTCGAGTAAGATGCAGGATTCAGGATCTGCCTGAAAGGTCGTGGCTATATAGGTGATGGGGGCGGTGATCGCCGCTTGATATGCTGTTTCCATTATGGCGAGCTGCTCTGCTTGCACCTGCGTCAGAGTCTTACTTGCCTGTGTGCGCGCCGAGATCAATGCTGCGAGCTGTGTATCGGTGACAGTCTGGATTCGTACATCCACCTGCGGGATCCCCAAAGCAACTGCATTTGCGGTCAGCGTTGCATCATCTGCATCGGACTGACTTTCTATCATCAACCCGGTTTGCACATTAATAGAGACTTTCATCATTCCCTCGCCATATAAATGAACGCTCCGGTTCCAGTTGGGGAACCTGTTTTCGTCCACGACAATGTAAAACCGTTTACATCAAGCGATTGCACTATAGCCGTTTTATAATTTCCAGACCCATCATTGAAACTAATGCAGTTCGATCCATCGACACTATCTGCTGACCCGGCTGCTGCTGCGGTGGTGTAAACGCAGTGATTTGCCGCCCCATTGCTCCACCCATCCGAACCAATCAACGTAGCGTTTTTCCGTGCCATGAATTCAATATATTTTGGTTTGAATCCAACGCCAGTTATGGCCTGTGTTCCAGAAGCCAGAGTCAAATCAATGGTTGCATTACCGATGAATGTCCTCGGAGGCAATTTCAATACTAGAGCCTGTGTTGTACTTACCAGCTTTACCGAGCTTTGCCATCCAGCCGGGAAATCATTCGCCACAAGGTTTTGATACGAGCCATCCATCAACTGTCGAACCAGATTCGGAGGAGTAGCAACACCACTAATCTGCAGCGTGGGGGCGGCGCCACAGGCGGCATTGAAGATCACATCGAAGGTCTGATTAGCCGTGTAGGCTGTTATCGCCGGGGAAGGCGTTAACGTGAATGCTGTGCCAGTGCCGCCAGTGGTAAATGCGGTAAGAGAAGCGCCTTGAATTTGATCCGCCCTTACTGCATGCGCCGCAGCCGTTGCCGGCCCGACAGAAAATACTTGCGCGGCGTTCCCTGCCTGACTTGCGGCACCTGAAGTTATACCCGTAGCATCAAACGTGACTGCGTCTACCCCACCTACCTGCAATGCTCCGCTCGTCGCCGCGGCTCTTAATCCGACTGTCATATGATCTCCCAAACGGAACCGTCCGCCACTGTGACGGAGAAGCCATCTAAAATTACGAACGGCGAAATGGTCAAGCCGTTATGCCCTGAAGCTACCAGCACATTGGATGATATCGCATTTTCGCTCTGGATAACTGCGCTCAGCGATGCCGCCTGCGCTGTTGCCTCCGCATCGAGGGCGTTGAAGTACTGTGTCAGAATACGCAATAACGCTGCCATCTGTTGCTGGCTGTAATCTGCAGGTGCGTTAGGGAAGACCGGAGGTTTCATCTGCGACCATCCTCACGAATCGAGATTCTAGGCGTGCCCAACTGCCAAGCCAGCCCGAGTTGAGTTCCATCAATACGGAAAGAGATCTGCCGGCCACGTATGCGCGTCCAAGCCTGCTCAGTAAAGATAGAAAACGGTACGGTCGCCGTCTGTCTTGTCGCGATCGCGTCGGTCTGAAGAAAATTGCCCCCAGGCGTATTTCGCGCCTCAAGGGTCAAAGTTACTTCAGGTGTTGCTGCTGTTGAACCATCGAAGGCGATATCAGGGATGATCCGTTCGATGAATGAGAATGTCTCGCCGTCGCCGATATCGAAGTCCGCGGATTCCAGGAACGATACGATCGCCTGCGCAGGTGCAGTTGAGTTATCGTCGCAGCCCACTTCGTGGTAGTACAAACGCCCATCGTTCCCAGTCGCTACGATGTTGGGGCGCAGTGGGGTATCCAACCAGGTCGTGCGGGTCATCGCGCCGAAAGTCCACAGATTCTCGACGTAGTTGTAGGTAACATACCGATCAGGCACGAGCGAAGCCGCAGACGGATAGAACCAAGTTACTTCGTTGTAGGCATTGTTGGCGCCCGCGTAAACCTGAGCAAGCTGGCTCGTATTCAAATTCTGAAAAACGTATTTACGCACATCGCATGGCAACGTCTGAACTTGCCCGTTGTAGACGAAGAATTTATCCTTACCCATCCAGTACGCGACATTGTTGGCAACAGCCACGGCATTGACAGACGCAATCGATGTTGTAGTCGCAAGAGTCGTGAAAGAGAAGACCACAGGAGGCCCAACAAACTGCATCGAGATCAGCGCCGAATCAGTCCAGATCAGATTCTCCTGCCGCATCTTTTTGACGGCGTAGATGTAGCTACCAGCGGTCAACCGCTGGTCTCCGGCCGTATTCGTCACGAGCGGGGTCCACACTAGAGGGTTGCCTTGTGCGCACCAGCGCACAAGAAGTGGGTCTTCTGTAGCCGTGCCTCTGGCGTTCGTACCGAACACGATGACGTGCTCATCGTCCGTGACAAGTAAGTTATCCGCAACGGTTGGCGCGTCAGAAGCGCCGACTAGACTCGAGATAGGCACCGCGCGAGTAGCCAAGGCAGTTGTGATAGCAACCCCGGTGGTCGACCAGTAATAGAGTCCGCCATCGCGTATCGCAAGCACGAGATCTTGACCGAAGTTATCCGCGACCCATTGGCGCACTCCGGAAGTGACGAGTCCAGAGCCGGAGGCCGCAAGGCCATAGCCGCCAAGCCCGTAACCACCGACACCGTAACCGACACCGACAATAGCCTCTGAAGTTCCTGTGTTCACCTGGAACGCCGCCGCTACTGTGCCACCTCCTGTGACGCCGCCAGCTGTACACGGCGTAGCCGTGATCGTGAAAGTTGATGTAGTCAACACCGTGACTTGGAACTCGGCGTTCAGCGTAGCCGCCAAGATACCGTCTACCGTAGATGCGCCAGAGAAGGTGACGAAGTCCCCCGTGATCGCCCCATGATTCACGATCGTCACAGTGACGATAGAGGAGCCCGCAGTCCCGGTCGTGAACGGATTGACCAGTCCGGTAAATGTCGCCCTGAGCGGCGTGATGTCGTACAGCGCGGTGCCGCGCTCGATGTAGAACTTGAGGTTTGTGCCTATGGCAAGAAGGTTCTCACTTCCGATTGTCACCCAGTTATGCAGCAGCCGAGCCACGCCGAGGAATAGTTGCTGAGTCAGACGCACCCAGCCGCCGAGCTTTTCTGGCGTGCCACTCCGGAAACGAACGCACGACATATCCCACCAACGTCCTTCACTAGTGTAGCGGGTCGATTCTCTATTAACCCCTGGCAGGAATTTCAGTTTCTGCAACGGCATTATTTGCCTCCGAGCCCCTGTTCGTCTTTGACTTTGCTGCCATGAGAACTGCCCAGCCAAAAGCTGACCACGGTCACAATGGAAGCGTCCAGTGTACCCAAGATGCGTCCAGCGACGATATCGCTAACCGTATGCGGAATACCATTGAACAACACGTATATTTCTGCTCCAAACCCCAGCCCTATGATCAGCCACGATAGCATCTCTGGCGTCTTGCTCCGAGTCTGTGTGAACATTGTCCGGGCAGAATCTCGGTCTTTGAATGTCAATTCCGAATACTTGAACCCCATCTCAGACTCATGCTTCTGGAAGTCGAGCTCTGCTAACTTGATCGCAGATACCTGCTCTGGAGTGAGCGTGCCGCTGGTGATAGCGGAAGCGATCTTATCTTGCGTTGGGTTATCCATGCCAAGCGCTTTACCTAACGCCGCCACAGCAGCACCGGCCAAGGGTCCTCCAAGAGCTGTTGCTACGGTGGGGGCGATAGCGCCAACGGTCTTCATCCAGTCCATTCAGGTCTCCTATGGTAGGAATGTCCTGCACCCAGATGCGGGTGCACGAGTAGTTAAGTGGCACCAAGTCGGAGTCGAGTTTGGGTGCTCACGATAGAGATTGTATTTGATCAGAACTGCGCGCGTGACCCAGGCGTCAATCTCGCCGAGAGGGTCGTAAATGTCGCACGCCTTTGCCTCTTTGTGGCTCGACTTCGCAGCGCCTTCAGGGCAATCAGGTAGACGGAAGCCTCCATTACCGGAGCCAGAGATCATCGCGCCTGTCTTCGGGTTTATCGGATTGTCTTTGCCGACAGCGAGGCGATACTCTGCCAGCAACGCGTTTACGCGGCTCAGAAGTTCGCCCGCGGCAGCCGCTTGCTCCTCGCTATGAGGTTTCGGCCCGAAATACTGCTCTACAGTAATCATTTCTCATGCGCTCCTTCCAAACGGCCGAGGCGGCGGTCGTGTTGTTTCAACTCCGAGCGGATGTCGCGCTCGATCGCCAACCATGTCTCGTTCGTCTCTTTGAAACGGAGATCAATGCTGTCCAGTTTTGCGCTTACGCGCAATCCGATCCAGACAAGGACTGAGACCAATGCGCCTCCGGCGAGCATGAAGGCCCAGAGCAGGAAATTGATGATGGCTTGCGCGTGAGGTGCGAGAGAATCCATAGTGCTGGTCCTATAGAAGTGAGTATTGATACAACGTGCCGTTGCCGATATTGGCAATGTACATTTTAAGCCCGTCGAGACTGAACGCAAGCCCGTATGGGCTACTCACTTGCGCCGACGTATTGTAGGTTTTTCCTGAGTAAGCGCCTGTGGAAATATCAAATGCTGTAGCTAGTGTATACTGATAGATGGTAGCCGCGGTAGCCTTAACAGCATATACCTTTGTCCCATCCGCACTCATCGATACTCCTGTAAGTGTCCCTACCCCAGTCTGCGCGCTGACATTCAGCGATTTAGCCGCATATGAGCCAGTAGAAATATCCCATGGAGTTGAGAGCGTGTATTGATAGATAGTTGTATTGGCGTGCCCCGCCACGTACATATGTACCCCGTCTTGGCTAAAATAAACGCTATACGCTGTTGTATCTTGCGCTGTGATGGAAAGAGTCTTACTAGCATACACCCCAGTAGAAATATCCCAGGGAGCAGAGAGCGTGTATTGATACACAGTAGACGTACTTGATCCTTGCCCGAGCACATACAATTTCAGCCCGTCAGAACTGAAGGCCAGTCCTATAGGGAAAGTAACCAATCCCACAACGGCCAAGCTCTTTCCCGAGTACGAACCTGTTGAAAGGTCCCAAGGAGTTGCTAACGTGTACTGACAAACCGCGGTTCCCCCGCCGACTGTGTATACTTTCGTTCCATCAGTACTAAACGCTGTGCTATTTGGATTAGAAACCTGCGCGTTGACGCTGAGGCTTTTTCCAGAATATGCCGCTGTTGAGATATCCCAAGTCGCCCCGCTCAACGCCACCATTACTGCTCGTACGCTCATATTAGCTCCTTGACCCGTCTCGCCACATGGCGCCACGATTGGCGCAGCAGCGTAATTATTGCCCCCAGAATAAACACCCCCGCCTCCGCCACATCCAGCGAATACTACCAGAGCAACAGCGGTGCTGAGTCGTGTGATCATGATAAGCCTGCGCCTGAGATCATCCATTTCGTAGCTGTAATCTTCACAGCCGTAGCGATGCCGTTTGCCGCAAGAGTCCGGCTTCCAGTAGCCCCACTTGGGGACCACATAAGAGTATCGGTATTGATCGCGATCGTCACCGTATTTACCTCATTGATGAAGGTCAGCGTTGTTCCAATCGTGTAGGCCACACTTGCATTCGCTGCGATGGTGAACACCCGTGCGACGTTATCCGCCACGGGATGCAGGATGTGCTTATTCGCATCAGTCAGCACTGTTGTATACGCCGCGTTCTGGCTATTCTGTAAGATCGGCAAGTTTATATTCGCCGAGCCGTCAAAACTTGTTCCGTCGATTGTCCTTGATGTAGTTAGCGCAGCCGCCGTTGTAGCCGTCGCCGCATTACCCGTGCAAGATCCTGAGCTGCCGCTGACATTTCCTGTCACGTTCCCCGTGACATTACCGGTGACATTCCCCGTCACGTTCCCCGTCAGGGAGCCTACGATCGCCCCGACATCACTTCCAGCGCGGACTACGTTTGTTCCGTCGCAATAGAGCCAAGCGGTCTGTCCTTGAGTCACCGCGATGCCGGCGCCAGCCGCGGTCTTGAAAGTCGTTGTGAATGCCCCGGTGTTGCCGTTGTAGACGAGGTACAGCTTTGATGAAGTTGGGACGATCACTGCGCGGTTACCGGTGAGCACACCGGAAGTTCGAACCACTGCGCATCGCGCCTCGTCTGCGGCACCATTGATGGCCGTCAAGGTGTAATCCGCCGTCGTCACCGTCACATTCGCCGTACCGGCGATCGCGGCCTCCAACAGCGTACCGATGTTGGTATTGTTCGTCGTACCCCAACTACCCGCGAGTTCCCCTGTCGCCGGGAGTTCTGTTCGCAGCAAGGCGCTATATGTACTTGGCATGGTCTATCCTATCTGAAATCGTTCATTCGGTTCTGGGCGGTCACTGCCTTCAACTCTGCGAGCAGCACATCGTATGCGGCCTTATAGTACGCCATGATATCGGCGGAGCCTTTCATGAAAATGTAGGCGTGAAGCAGCGAAGCATAAAGCAGCAGGTTCTCGAAGTTGTCACCCAACCAGGTGTTCGTCGCGGTCACGATCGAGGTCGGCACTGCAAGATAGTGAAACGTCACTGTGTACGCCAGATCGGGCGTCGGGCCAAGAACCAACGTCGTCGCATCCTGCTGGGCGTAAAACTTTGGCGGCGCCAGCGTGCCGCTTACCGGGTACATCTCAGTGATGTACTCCACCGCCTTTGGCAAAAGATTCACAACACCAGCGGCCGTCGTGATCTCGACCGCCTTGCCGGCGATATAGTCCGTAGGGAGCGTCAGCGACCGGTTACCAACCGTAGCTGTTCCAGTCGTCGTCTTCCGAGTTGGGGGCAATTTCGCCTCCATGTAGATCTGCCGTTCCGCTAGTTGGACGAACCTGGGGATCTCCGCGAGAAACACCGGGTCATTGTTCTGGGTCCAGCTCTCGATCGCCGCAGCCAGTGTAGCGTAGTTCACTTCTTAAACCCTTTCAAGGTCTCCGCAAGCCGGGCGCGTTTACCAGTCACTCCAGGTTTCTTCGCCGCAGCAGCGAGCTTCTTGGCCGGGATGGTCTTGCCTTCCTTGACCCCTAGACTTTCCCGAAGTTTTCCTTTATTCTTCGGACTAATAGCTTTCTGTATCCATTTCTCTGCCATGTCAAATGCTCCTAGAAAAGTTGAAGGCCGAGGCAAAATAACTCTCATTTGCCCTATTTGCGCCAAAGAGTTTTCTATCTTCCGCTGTCATTATAGAGGGAAAACTAATGCTTGCTCCAAGCAATGTTCGAGGCAAATACGGCCTTATCGCCCGCAAACTCGAATCCCGCACACCTGCAAAACATGCGGTAGGGTATTTACCACTCGTAAAGGATGGGGAGGTACTGGAGATTACTGCTCGGATGCGTGCCGTCATGTGGGGCATGGAGTAGCTACTTCTGGTCCTAATCACCCTAACTGGAAAGGCGGAAAAAGCAAACGAACGCATACAACCCGCAGAGTAATCAACGACGTTGTTACAGAACGCGGGCGCTGCGAAATCTGCTCCGCCGTTGCGGATCTTCAGGGGCATCATATCAAATCTCATTCTGCGTACCCTTCGGAAAGAGCTAACCCCGAGAATATACAAGTACTCTGTCGTATATGCCATGCTAAGAAACACCCAAAATTAGCCAGGTTTATTCTGGCTGGTAGGACACACGCTTGATGCTCATACCTGCCTCCCTTTGGTCTTGCCGCGCTGCACACAGCCGTCGCCGCGGGCCTTGGACTTGACCTGACCACCGCGTTTGTAGCCGCCCGCCTCGTCTGCTGCAGTATCGATCCTGCGCGTGCGCTCGGCGATGGTCTTGGCGATGTTCGGCGTGACCGCCTCTTTTGCACGGGCGCCGAGTTCCTTGATTCGATCTTTCACAGCTTCGCTATACGTGGGGTAGTCCTCGGGAATACCAGCTTCCCGGCGGGCGATGCGGCGCTTTGTCTCTTCCAGGAGGGCTTGGCCGCCATCAGCGTAACAGCGCTTGCGCGCAACCATGGTTTTCTTCTTGATCGGCATGATCGTCTCCTTATCCGTTGTAGCTGAACTTCTTACCTTTTACGGCAGCACCGGTGCCGCGCATGACGCCTCCGGCGGAACACTTGGCCATGCCGCCTTTCTTCAGGCCCTTAGCCTTCATCTGCCTGCGGTCGAAGGCTTCCTCTTGCTTCGAGCCTTCTTTTCCTTTGCCTTTCACTTCCTTGTCGTACTTGGATTTCTCGAACTCTTTCAGTGTCATCTTTTTCTTTGCCATGGGGTTCTCCTAGCGGTCGAGGCGGTCACCCGTTGTTGGGCTCACTGCCGGGGTTAGCGTCCTGTCATCATTGCGGGCCGGGCGCGGGGCCTGTAGAGCTTGAGGATCGAATACCTTAAAGGTTCCCAATTTGTACTGCGGATGATCGGCCTCCCAGCACTCAGGGCATACGCGCAAGTTCACCCGCTTCATGCGGATCGTCAGGAACTTCAACGTCTTCAGCGGGCGCGTGAACCCGCATCGGTCACAATCGCCGACAGCTTGCTTTTCCGATGCGAACTGGGCCATATCAAATCACCTGTAGTAGTGTCTCGGCACCGCGCGGAACGACGCGCGCTCGCGATCTTCCTCGATGAACAACTGGAACTGCTCGTCGTACACCGCCTTCAGCTCCGGCAGACGCTCCGGTGCCCGCTTCATGCCCAGATAATACGCCAAACCTGAGACAAGTGCAGGGATTGCACGGGCGGTAACGTCCATGGTTAGACCGCCGTCAACGCCTGTGTCCTGTATCCGGCGCATGCGCCAATAGACCAAGGTGTACGACGTATCCGGGGGCACTGGCCACACAGTCACGGTAGGTGCAGCGGCCTGACGGTCAATGTAGAACTGCACCGGACGGCCGGGAGAATCCTTCGAAGGGATCGCGGAATACTCGCCGAGCGACAATCGGCCGATGGCCAGATCCGTGTTCACCCCCCCAGTGGTAGTCCGGATGACAACGTCGAGGAGATCAATGGTGTCCGCCGGCAGCGTGTAGGTCTTCGTGTTCGCCAGTAAGGGGATCGACGCTGATGTGATCGTCCAGAGATGCACCTGGCGGTTCGCCCATTCAAGCCCCAGGATGTTGAGGCTCCGGCGCGCGGTGCGCACGTCGTATCCAGTGGTGCTCTCAATACCAACGCGTTCGTATGCTTCCTCGATGAGCTCGGAGACATCCGGATTGAACCGCGCCGTACCCGATGTGGATACGCTGACGCCTGATGGAGTGGTGATTATGGTCATGGGTTACTGACCACCAGCGCTACGCATTGCTGCGTCTTGCTTGTCCGCTGCGGCGTCAAAATTCTTCTGGATCTCAGCGTTTATGTGCGCGATGAGTGGCGCCGCGAGCCGATATGGGAGCTCTTTTACAGCCGCGTCAAGAATAGCCAGCTGTTGTTTGTCGAATGTCAAAGTAACCATTTCGTCTCCTTAGTACCCAGTTGCGGTGCAGGCCAAAACAGTTCCTGTCGGCCATGCCAATGCCGCGCCGGTAGATACGCTGTAGTTTGTGATCGTGACGGACGTTGCGCTAGTAGCCACAGCTTCGGTTCTAGAATCCGCTTGCGGTGCGCCAGCGGGGCGCACGACTACGTTCCAGCCGGTCGTGGCGGCGGGCATAGTGATAACACCGCTAGTTGCCGTTCCTCCTGTTCCTACATTGATGTTGAAGGTGGCTGTGCCATTGCTCGATACGATAGCAGGCGTTGTTCCAAAACCAGAAGCAATGGTTGGAGCAATACCGCTAAATAATATGTTGCCAATGAACCCATAGCTTACAGACGCAGAAATAGAACCTGTAACATCGACAGTTCTAACTGGCGCGGATGTTCCGCCAAATTTTGTGTTTCCTGCAAAAGCGTTATTGGCTGTTCCGCCAGCAACGAAATTCCACGCTCCTGCAGCTGACGTAATCGCAGAGTAAAATCCGTAGTTACTGGTTGCGCCAGTTAGCGTAGAAGTAGCTAAAAATCCGTACTGTGTTGTTACGGTAGATCCCGCACCAAAAGTTCCTTGCGCCGCGCTGAAATGGGTAAGCGAACTCAGCGTAAACGCCGCGGCTTGCGTTGAAGCAAGCGAACTGAAATAGTTTGCCTGCGTTGTAACGTCTGACAGTATTTG